GTATCTCTTACTTGAATCCAAGGCCAATACGTTGCGGAATAGTTAGAATCAATAGATGCTATATCTAATTCCTCAACAACATCAGCCGCACCAGTTGTTCCCGTAATGTTAGGAGAGTTCATTATATATAATGAATCTGCTCTGTCATTCTCAATCATATCAATTGCTTGATTAACTAAAGAACTGTGATCACGGAAGTTAATACCTGGAGTAGCGAATACGTTAATATCAATCGCTTCAGGGTTAGAAAATGTGTTTATGGCATCTAAGTAAGCATAATAGTCAGAGTTCCCTGTATCATCATTAAACACCCCACTATACGCACCAGTTGTTTTGTTATTGGAGTAAGTTGTTTTACCAAATATATAACTATCAGTGTTAGTTCTTGATGTTCTATAGATATCCCAACCATCTGTACCTCCACCTGTTGCAAATGTAAATTTACGATACGCGATATTTTCTAACGCTCCTTTTGTTGTACCTTCTAAATCATAAGGTGTACATTGGTATGTAGTTCCTGTAATATTAGCGGCATTAACAGATAAGTGGAAACCAAAAGTCTCCGTATCACCGTCAATACCTTTATATTTAAATAAATCCTTATCAAACCCAACTTGGGATGATAATCCTAACATTACTTTCTTTACCTTGTCACCTGACTCAATATTTTCAGTACCATCTGCGTTATATGTTACTACATCACCAGCGTCAATATATTCAGTTTTATAAATAACACTACCTAATGTTGTTCCACTAAAGTTTGTATTATTAACAAATCCTTTAAATCCCGCAGGAAAAGCATCTGATGGATGATTATCTGCTAAAGATAACATTACATATTTTGAACGTAATTCGTATTCACCATCAGCGGTACCTATTTTTCTACCAACAAAACCTGGCATTTCAGGGTTCATAGAACATCTTGAATATTTCTCAAGAACGACCATATTGTCATCAGCATCATTAAAATCACGAACAACAATATCAAATTCACCTGAATCTAAATTAATGTTTTGGATTGTTATTTTAACTTGGTAGTTAGAATCTTCACCATCTGAAATTGTTATTACCTCAAATAAATCTGAAACTTCACCACCACGAACTTCTGAAACCACCATTGGTGATATAGATGTTGACCATTGACCGATAAAATTATCACCCTCATTATTAAAAACTTTAGTTGTGCTTAAACCTCTAATTAATCCTCTTTCATAGGCGGATTTAACTAAATTAGGATAAGATTCATAAACATAAAGAGGAAAATCATTATATGATTTATCAAAAACATCAGAACCTAATACTTTTTTAATATATTTTGATGATGTTGTATCTAAAGTACAGTTAAATGATTTTGCACCCCCTGTTGCTCCTGTAACACTAATTTGGAATTCACCCAATGGGTTTAATTCAATATCTGTAACTTCAGTTAATGAAACTTGTGTAGTTCCCGTTACCTCATAAGTTAATATCTCTGAAGCGTAACGACCTCTTGATCGTAATGTCACCACAGATATGTTATTGTAATCAGTATTTACTTCAGCACCATATGTGTATTTTACAACATCAAATCTAGTACTACCTGAAGTCCACACAAATTTATATGAATAAACATAATTAATTGTTGCACCTGAATTAAAGAAAGTATTGTACCATTCTTTATTATTAGGTGTTACACTGTTTAGTTTACCAGTTAAAGGTGACACCACTTCTAATGTTGTACTAGGTAATGTTACACCTGATGGTATTAAACCAATTGTGAACCATTTACCGTTATCTGCATTTGTAAAACCACTAAAATTTGAAACAATGTAACTTGTTATTGATACTCCCTCTGTTGAGGTTTTACCCGATAACTCACCGTATATTGTACTTCCGGTAATTGTTGCGGTTGTTGCGGACATAGTAATTGTTTGACCTGTTCCGCCACTATAACTCGCATCCCAAGTTGCTCCTGTTGGTGAGATACCACCTAATGTTTTTATTGCGAATGTTTTACCTGCATTATATCCAGTCAGTCCAAGTACTCTTGTTACGAATAATTGATTTGACTCTTGTAAATAAGATTTAGCTACGTAAGGTAATTCATATTTTGGGTTGTTAGAACCGTCTCCGTATTTTTCTGGAGAGGTGCCGCCAAAATATGTTTTGAATTCGTCGAAGTCTCCTATTAAAATTGGTTCGAAGGCTGGACCTTTTAAGGTTTCACCTACTAATCCCAATGTTGTTACTCCGACACTTTGAGCCACGAATGTTAGATCCTTCTCAGATGTGTAGACACCTGGAGAAACGAATACTCTGTTTGAATTTGCCATCGATTGTTGTTTGGTTAATTATTTTTATTAGTTATTCTATAAATATCTTTGTTTTTACCAAAGATTTCCGTACTTTTCTTAAAAAAGATAGATAATTATCTTTTTATATCTTTTAATATCTTTTAATATGGAAAACAATCAGAAAAATGTAAAAATCAGTGAAAAACACCATGAGATGTTAAAAACACACTGTGAAAAGAGTGGATTAAAAATTTACAAAGTGTTAGAAAAATTTATTGAGGACTTATGTAAACCTAAAAAGAAGGACATTTATGGAGATGATTAATGAAGATATGTAACCCCTATTCTTGATCCTACCACAGGTGCCCCACCTAATGTAATCTTTTTACTACTTGTAATATTAAAACCTAATCCTTCTTCTTGTAATAGACCATTTATGTCTATGGTCACAATACTATTGATATTATTATTTAACGTAAATTCCAATGTTGTACCATTATATGTAAAATATTCTGTTGAAAATTGTAATGTGGTACCATAGTTGTCGATAATTACACTATTTCTACCCTTATAATATGTTATTGCTATTGAACTACCTTCAGGTGGAGGTTCAGAAAATGTAATTTTTGATGTGTATGCAACATGAAAATAATCCGTGTCTCTTTCTTGTACAAGTCCATTAATGGACACATTGAATAATGTTCCAATACTCTCACCAACACTAAACTGCGTTTGAATCCCATCGGCAGGAAAAGTGGCCACAGTCAAATCAATTAATTTATTAATAAATTTTTTACTACCTTGTTTCTGATCTATAAATTCATTTAATAGAAAAAACCTACTAATTGCTGGTTTAACCTCAAATTCTTCACTATCTATTAAAATACCCAACATTACAAATTTATAATTTTGGATATAGAATCTACGACCATCAACCGTATCAACAGGACTATTATCTTCAATACCCTCTAAAACTATTGGTATGTAATGTCCTTTTACAGATGTATAAGCCTGTCTTGATGAGAATTTTTGTAAAACAATTTTATTAAATTTATTTAAATCTCTAAATTTATGACACACTATTGTAACCTCAAAAGTTATATCTACAGCAACGGGTTGTGGCATTTTATATACATCAGCCCCAATTTGTGTTCCGTTCCATGTTGGTACAGACGCGTAGTGAAATGTTCTTCTATCTGGAATTGTTCTTTGTGTTGCGGGATTTGTACCTGGCTGAACGTCAGGTTTTCTAATAGTTGCAATAAATGGAACTTTAACATTACCGTCATCATCGGAAAACTCCCAATTGTTTGCAAATTCACCCCATCTTTGTATTGTAAGTATCTTTGGTATAATTGGGATTTGGACTCCATCAGATATAACAACAAAATTTGTTTTTATAAAATCTAACATCCCCCCATCTAAATCATCATGAAGTATAGAATCGGGTAGAAAAGAATCTGACTTGGTAATCCTATCCAATAACTCCTGTCTTCTCTCCATAACCTGTTCACCTTGGTACGATTCTTTCGCACCACCATAAACATCAATATTGTTTTTTCTTTTAGGTATTCCCATGTTATACTCCTCTAAATTCGTTTTGTTGTGTTGGTACGCAAACTATAGTTCTATAATGTGGTTTGAATCCAAACATTTTGTGTTTATTGTCTGAGGTTACCTTACCATCATTTGAGACAGTATAAAACCTCAATTTCTCCTCCGAATCGGGATAACCAATATAATCACCGTATTTAATATCTACATTCAATTCTTCTAAATGTGTTATATAAACTGACAATGTTAAATTTCCTGGTTCATTATATCTAACCATACCACTTTTATATGTAACATTTTTTGGTTCTTCTATTTTAACCAATGCATTAATCTCAACAGGCGGAAAGTACTTTATCTCATCCGCACCGGCTTCAGCATAAACTGCATCATTGTCTGTTTTACTTCTATCAACACGATAAAGGACTAATTTCATGTTTAAATCCCCATGAAGATATTCCCTACCCATTTGAACATTGATATCGAAGTCGTCTTGAGAGAAGAATTTAGACAATCTGGTAATTGGTAATTTATTGTTCATATCTTAATAAATAGTTTAATCTTACGTTCTAATTATTTATATTTTAATATGGAAACAAAGATTCCCGAAATTGAGGCTAGAAATATACTTTCAACATATGAAGGTTCAAATAATCAATTATTAGATTGGAAGAGAAAATTTAAAGACATTAAGAATTTTAAGTTAACAAGACCTCAATCTGAATATGTACAGAAATATCATGAAGTAACTCCAAAAATTGCTAGAAAACATATTAATATTGTTACTACGTTTGGTGAAAAAATAATGGAGGACAGATTATTAACAACTCCACCAACCAAGATTTGGTGTGAAAAATTATTATGTGAATCGGATAAAGCGTTTCATATATGGGGTAAAGTTTTAGAGGTTGACCAATTAAGTGCAATGTGGTTACCAAAGGCTGCGGTTGTTCAAGAAGAAAAAAAATTAGATAGGGTAATTGATTATACTAAGTACAATTCAAGACCTCCAATGGAACACCAAAAAATTGCAATTGAAAAATTATTAGCTAATGATAAGTTTATTTTAGCGGACGATATGGGTCTTGGTAAAACAACATCCGCAGTTATTGCATCGTTAGAAAGTAAAGCAAGAAAGCTACTTATAGTATGTCCCGCCTCTTTAAAAATAAATTGGGAGAGGGAAATAAGAAACTATTCCGATGGAAAAGTTTTAATTGTCGAAGGAAGTAAATGGGGTTCTACTTTTGATTTCTACATTATTAACTATGATATTATTAAGAATTACCACACTACAGACAAGAGTGAAGATAGCGACGATTATAAACTATTGGTTAATGCCAATTTTGACTTGGCAATCGTAGATGAAGCACATTACATATCTAATTCCACCGCAAATAGAACTCGATTACTAAATGATGTTCTTGAAACCATACCAAAAGTTTGGTTATTAACTGGAACACCGATGACATCAAGACCAATTAATTATTTCAATTTATTAAAGATAGTAGAATCACCATTAGCGTTAAATTGGCAATCATACGTTCGTAGATATTGTAAAGGTTATCAATTCAATGTTGGTAATCGTAAAGTTTGGAATACAAGTGGTGCAAGTAATTTAGACGAACTTCGTGAACGAACGAAAAATCTTGTTTTACGAAGAATGAAAACAGACATTCTCGATTTACCCGAAAAGATTGTCACACCTGTGTTTGTTGAATTGACTAGTAAAATGTATGATGAGGAATTAGAAGAATTTACTCGTATTAGTACTGATAAGAAAAATGACGAAACAATAACCGTAACTTTAAATCGTTTAATGAAAATTAGACAGTTAATTGCTTATGAAAAAATTCCTTATACTTGTGAGTTGATTGACAAGTGTTTAGAACAAGGTAAAAAGGTAATTGTATTTACAAACTTTACAATGTCTTTGGATATGTTACATGAGAAATATAAGAAAGTTTCAGTAACACTTGATGGAAGAATGAATAAAGATAAGAGACAAGAAAATGTCGATAGATTCCAAACCGAAGATAAAATTAAAGTCTTTATCGGTAATATTAAAGCTGCGGGTGTTGGTATAACATTAACATCTGCTGAAGTTGTTATTATGAATGACTTATCATTTGTGCCCGCTGATCATTCCCAAGGAGAGGATAGAGCATATCGTTACGGTCAACAAAATAGTGTATTAGTTTATTATCCCGTTTTTGAAAACACGGTAGAAAAAATAATTTACAATATATTAAAAAAGAAAAAGGGGATTATTGACCAAGTAATGGGTGACGGAGAATATTCAGAATCTTTTAGTAAGGACTTACTTAAACAACTCTTTTAACTTACCAATTTTTTTATCCAATAAAGAATCCAACTCCTTATCTTCATAATCCGATACGTTAACAACTATTGTTTTTTCAGATTCATTAAAATTGACGTAGTTCCCACCTTCCTCTTTTTGATACGTAAAAACAATATTATTTATTCCACAAAGGATTAATAGTTCATTTAGTTTATTCGTTGTAGTCATAATACCAAAAATAAACTATTTATTGAAATATACCAAATTATGGCTACAATTATTTCACAAACTGAAAAGGACAAATTATATACACAGGTTTTTCACCTATTGGGGATGCCCGTTCGTGGTATTGAACTTACTGAAGAACAAATGGATACTTTTTTAGAGTTTTCCTTGTCTGAATATGAACAATACGTTAGTGATTGGTTAATCGAATCTCAATGGTCCGCATTGGCTGGATTAGACGTTGATACACAATCCCTTTCCAGAGCGTTTACAACAAGAAGTTTAGATTATGAGACACAATATACCTATTCATATTCCAAAATTGTTGGTTTACAGGCTGGTGGTGATAATGAACTTAAAAAAGATTATATTACCCTTACAGGTGGTACACAAACGTATGAAATACCTGCTGGTCGTGAAGTAAATGAACTATTATGGTTTACAAGAGCTGAATTAACTGACTCAATTGTTGATCCATTCTTAGGTGGATTTGGTGGACTTGGTGGTGTTGGTTTCGGCGGTGTTGGTGGATTTGCTCAGGTGGGGTCTTCAGGTTCATATTTTATGTTACCAGCTTTCGACCTTCTTTTGAGAATGCAAGATAGAAGTATTAAAAATAGAATAATAGGTGGAGAGTTAACATATAGAATTACTGCAGGTCCCGAAGGAAAGAAATTAATTCACCTTCATAATACTCCTGGTGGTAAGTTTGATTTTGGTAATAATGCTAATAAAAACTATCAAGTGTGGTATTGGTATTATGATACTACGGATAGAGATACTTGTTTAACAAAAAACAAAGATGTGATTAAATTACCATCTGATGTAATGACAGAAGAACTTACTTGGGATAAATTAAATAAACCTTCTCAAAACTGGGTAAGAAAATACCTAATAGGTTATTCTAAAGAGGGGTTAGGTCGTATTTGGGGTAAATTCTCAGGTGATTTACAAGTTCCTGACAGTGCTGTTAAATTAGATTATAGTTCTTTACTGACCGAAGGTAAAGACGAAAGAATGAAATTGGTTGAGGAACTTATGGCTAGATTAGAAAGACTCCGCCCTGAAAAAATTCTTGAAAGAAAAGGTTCAGAAGCGGAGAATTTAAATAAAGCACTTAAGTATAGAGCAATGCCAAGTCCGTTTAATGTAATCTAAACTTCTATTGCGTGGTAAGCGTAATCGTGTCCATCATTTTCAATGATTTCATCCTCATTACTGATTGTACTTTCAGCTTGTAGTGTTACCACTTTTCTATTGTGTTCAACCCAATGTTGGTCAACCAATTTTAAACTATCTTCCACATACATAAAGTAAGGGTCTCTACCCACCCTATTCCAAAAAATAACTTCACTATCTGAAAGCGTCATTACCTCATCAAATTTATCTTGTCCACTTTCTTTTAATGGATAACCATTAACAAGTTCACATTGTAATTTAGTAAAGTATTGTCTATCTTTTGGGTCTTCAATAAGAATATCTTCTCTTATGTTTGGATTAAACGCAACCAATAAAGGTTCGACACGTTTGTTAAAATTATTAAGATAACGAGGAACATTATAATCACCTTTTAAATCTGGATTATTTGTAATTTCTTTTTCATTAATCATGTAACAATTAACATTTATAACTGCGTGGTCTTTCGGCATTTCATCACCCATATTTTCAAAATACTCAATCATTTCCTTTTTTGTCCATCTAGTTTTTCTTTCCACATCACCAGATGATTTTTTTATACCATTATTAATATAATATATTGTATCTCCTAAACCGGCAGGATAATCATTTTGAATTATTAATTCCATATGTGCTTGACGTGACATTAATGAACCAGCCTTCGTTGTCTTTTGTATATGTTTTTTATAATCATTAATAGATTGTTTAACACGAGCTTTGTTAGCTATTTTTGATAATGGAATTTCTTTATTATATATCTTTTCTACGTAATTGTAATATAATTCCACAAAAGAATGTCCATCACCATTTAACAAATATTTAAAACCCTCATCTAAAAATTCAACAATGTATGTCTGTAATTTTTTTGATTTGATTGTATTACCAGTTAATTTAATTTTCCCTTCATGCTCTAAAGTGGCGTAATTTTTTCTTGCTAAATTTATACACGATTTCCAA